GTACGCTTAGTCCAGAATAATAAATTTACATTTGAATCTGGACCAGGCACTGTTTGCCAATCATTAGAATGGCAACAGTTGCGTGATTATTTAGTTGAATTTGGTATTGATCAGATTGTGGCAGGAGATTATAAGCAATTTGATAAGGGCATGTTAGCTGATTTTATTTTGGCTGCATACTACATCATAGCTTACTTGTATATGGAAGCTGGAGCTGATGAAGATACTATTAATGCGGTGTGTGGAATCATGTATGATACATGCTTCCCTGTTGCTAATTTTAATGGTGATATCATCGAGTTCTTTGGTAGCAATCCATCCGGACACCCACTCACAGTCATTATTAATGGTCTGGTGAATGCTCTATATGTTAGATATTGCTATTATGAGACAAATCCAGAAAAGGAATGTGACACGTTTAAACAAAATGTTAATCTCATGACTTATGGAGATGACAATATTATGGGTATATCTAAAAAGTGTCCATGGTTCAACCATACTTCCATTCAATCTGTTCTACAATCAATTGATATAGTATACACAATGTCTGATAAGACATCACAATCTGTCCCTTATGTCAATATTGATGACGAAAGTTTCCTTAAACGAAAGTGGCGGTATGATAGTGATTTAGATGTATATCTATGCCCTTTGGATGAAGAATCTATCTTTAAGTCATTGACTGTTTGGGTACCATCAGATAGTATATCTCCAGAAGCTCAATTTGCAGCAGTTGTTCAATCAGCCATGTATGAATATTTCTATTATGGTCGCGAGAAATTTGAATTAATGCGCAAGCAACTCCAGGAAATTTGCTATAATGATGATAAGATTAAGTATTATGTCTCTGAAACTACTTTTCCAACATGGGAAGGACTGAAGGAGCATTTTATTAAATCTTCCCGTGGTATGACTACTTTGAGTCATCCACATGGACTAACACCTACCATCGCGGTAGGCTGTTAGGGTTAGATTCTGATCTGTAAACTCTTACTTGAACGTATTATAGAGTTTAAGTGTGCAGATCTAACGTATAACCCACCAGGGCGTTCCCCAAAGTTCCTATTTAGGAATGGGTTGGTTGGTTCCCAATATACGTTCACATGCATTTTATATTAGTCCTACATATTGTGCATTTTTACCGGACTGCTAATACAATAAATAATAAAAACAATAAAACACAAAATAATAAAAATATTAACACATATACATGTTTTGCATATTATCCCCAAACAGGTGAAGAGGATGATCAAACGGACACTAATAAGATTATTGATGAAAGTTCACAACAAGAGAGTTCTCAACAAATGGTTTTTCATGACTCTACGTTGGGCGAAACTATTGATTATGGTACATCAGTTAATCCTGTTGCTTTAGTTGATGGTACTCCTGATGTTTCACTGGGTAGCTTTTTGAGCCGTCCAACATTGATTAATAGAACAACATGGACAGCTGCTGCTTCTCAGGGTCAACTATATACTTTTGATCCATGGAATCTATTTTGTGCCAATGCAGCCATAAAGAAGAAACTTGATAATTATGCCTTCATTCGTGGTCAATTAAAAGTTAAATTTTTAGTTAATGCAACACCATTTTGGTATGGTATGGCTATGGCATCTTATATTCCACTGGCAGGGCTAATAGGAGATCCAAATCAAGGTTCAACTACTGGCTCAGCCTGTTTGATAGCAGCATCACAACAACCCCATGTTAAGATTATTCCACATAAATCAGCTGGTGGTGAAATGTGTTTACCTTTCTTTTATCATAAAAATTGG